GAGTGGGTAAATACTCCGATTCCACCTGAACTTGGCGGCCAGGGCACAACAAAGCGTTTAAAATAGATTTTGCCCGGAATCCAATTGACGGTTTGTTGGGAACGCCGATCAAGCCGGTGCTTTCATTCAGCAAAATCGCAGGATCATTTACGCCTATCTCGCGTTTAAATACGTTCAACTTCCCGTTTTGAATGGAAGCGGTCATGCCCGCTTTTTTGCAAATTTCCGTGAGTAGCTTTTTTGTCGTCCCGGCAAAAGCAAAACCTTTTAAAAACTGAAATGGTCCAAGTGTTTTGGGAACTGATTCAATCGGGACGCCAAGTGCCCCGGTCAGAATTTTAAAAATTTGGTCAAGTGTCGCTCCTGGGCCAAGGGAAAAGTGCAAGTTTGTACCATTGGCACCAATATCTCCATCGGCAAGTTCGATTGTGGTTATAATATCCGCTCCCTTGCGTTCGGTGGACACTACAGGCGGGGAAGAAAAATCAGCCACTTCCATTCCATAGTTTCCAGTAAAAATTATCGGCGTGTTTCCCTGATATCCTGCATTGAGCGTTACCGAACCTTGCTTTAAGGCTAAAACCTGCTTTGAATCTTCAGCCAGGTTATAAAGTGAAATTTTGCTTTTATTTAAATCCTGTATAGCATAACCCTTATAAATTTCAAAAGAAATCCGGGTATGAAATTCCTTGCCCCCAGCGGTAACGAAGGCGTCCCTTAAATACATAGTCTGATCCATCAGCTCACCGCCTGATATAACAAATTCACGCCTTTTCCAAAATTTGAGCGCGTGAGGATTTGTTCGTTCCCGGATTCGTCAATAACCATAAATAGTCCGGGTGGAAGCCCTGAAATTCTCCCAACGAATCGGTAAGTCAATGGGAAATCTAAAATAAGCGGAATCCCACATAAAAGCAGATTACTTAAAGCATCGGAAATATCCATATACCAGGCTCCAACAGTCCGATTAAACCGGAAGCCGAGAATATACGATACTCCGTCCAGCACGGTTTTTTGCGTGAAAGCTCCGTATGTGGAATCTATCGGAATTTCGTAAATTGTCATTGTACAAAACTCGATGTAGGGTCTAAAAATTTAACCACTTTCAACATTGTGCTCGAACCTCTATCAGATGCCGTTACTGCCGGTTGGTCCCCTTTTTCTACACTTGGGGACGCCGAAGCTTCGGAATCGGAAGAAATCTTTGATTGTGGAACCAACTTGGAAGACACTATTCGAATGCTTTCCATGGTGCAGGAAAACTCCAGCGCCATCCCAGTCTGGGCAGTGCGCGGAAAATTCAAACTTGTAATCACCCTGCTTTTATAAACCTTGAGACCGCCGACAAAATCAAAAGGCTGGCGGGTATTATAGGCAGCCTCTAAATATTCCCGCGCCTGTTTCGCCGGGTTGCTAAATTTCGTGCCTAGCTTTCCCCAGCCGAGCGGCGTATTGGAAACAATCGCATCTATGCTAAGCTTTTCGGGTTCTAGCGCAACGTGATCAGTAACGTTCGCCCCGGATTCGACTAGACTGCGCGTGGGCGTGGCAGTGAGAAAAAAAGTTTCACTGGTAACCACGTCCATTTCAAGCGCAATCGGACCGTCCGGCCCGTTGGGGTTTGAGGGGCCAGATGCCAGGGCCGCAACGAATCCTTTTGTTATCGTTCCGAAAATCATCTGGGCGAGCATCAGTGATGCACGGCATTCGGGAGATTTTTAGCAGCCGCTCTGTGGCTGGCATCCATGGCATCCGAAACCGCCTGGGCTATGCGTTCGGGGCTGGCATTAGAACCAGCTACGTTCACCGTAACGTTAGAATGAATTGAGCGACCACCAGATGGTGGATTTATATGTAATTGATTTGGGTACGCCTGAAACGCTGCCATACTTCCGCCCCCGGCGGTAACACCTCGGTCTCCACCCTTTAAATCTTCCTCTCCTTTTATTAGTCCCATAGCGCGCAATCCGTTCACAACAGTCGTAACGCTTTCAGCAATGGCTTTCCAACCTTCGGAAATATATTCGGTTAGATGGGCTGCATCGTACAAAAAGCTGGCGGCTTGGACAAAAAAAACATTCAGTTCCGGCGGGAGTATTTTTTCAAATGCGTGTTGAAGCCCGTTTATTATTCGGCCAAGCACGGAATCCTTGCCATTCAGGTAGGAAACAATATCATCCATAATCAAATAAATCAGTGCGGCTGCAGCGATAAGTGAAAGCGGGACCAAATCAATGAGCGCAAACAAGGTAACCAGTCCGGCGGCAGCCGCCAGCCAAGGGCGGGAGATCACATTCCAAACCATTTCCATCCCGGCGGCAAGAAGTTTTACGCCTTCGGCCAAGCGTTGCTGAATTATTTCCCGATTTATTTTGTACCAGTCAACAAATTTGTCTAGCATTTGCTTGATAATCGGCATGAGGCCAAGGCCAATTTGTCTTTTGATCCCGATAAACATCATTTCCATACGGCGAAGAGTGAACATAAACTCCTCGGATTTTTTCCTGGCGTCCTTGTCCATGACATAGCCAAACTCTTTAGCTTCCTTGGAAAACTTCGCCATGAAAGCAGGGCCTTTATTCAAAAATGGAATCATGGCAATTCCATTGTGGCCAAATAACTTAACGGCCAGGGCGGTCTTGCGCGTGTCGTCCGGCATGGCTTGAAACTTTGCAGATATTTCGGCCATGACATTATCTGCCTGTTTCAAATGCTTATTGGAATCCCGGATGGAAATTCCAAGCAAATAAAAATTTTTCATTGCGGAAGCGGAACCTAAAGAGGCATCATACATATGGCGGGAAAGAAATTTTAAGCCGGTGGACATTTCTTCCTGACTGACGTTGACAAGTTTAGCGGCGTACTGCATGGCTTGAAGCTTATCGGCATTGACACCAACTTTTTGCGCGGTGAGTTCTGCTTCGTGGCCGGCTTCGGCGGTGGATTCAATCAGCTTCCAAAATTCTTTGAGGGCAAAGCCGGTTACGAGGGTATTAACTGCGGTTTTAAGACCATGCAGGGTTTTGTCTAATTGCGTAAGTGGCTTAGTATCAACCTGAAAACCCCATGTAGTAACAAGTTCCCGAACTGACGGCACGTTTTCCCCCTCCTATTTCTGCTTCGCGTAAAACGCCTCTGCTTCCTCCTTGATGTCAAGGTATTCGTGGGCATTGAGAAGGTCGCATAAATCCCAGCGGTCATCCATTTCTGCCAGCGTCGTCAATCCGGCCCCTATCGGGCGCCAGATCATCCAGTCTATGCTGATTTCTCCGGGGTCGAATCGTTCCCCTTCGGGCGAAACAGTCCGGTGATTCCTGAAAGGGCGCCGAAAAAATCGCCGAAATTGTGCTCCAAGACCGCGGCCACAACTTTAAACATGGTCATTTGCTTACCTTCGAAATGCAGCTCGGGCTGAATCTGTGACCCGGTCCCGAGCCGGACGCAGCCGAGAAGTTGCATAATCATGGACCAAACTGCATCTTCCTCGATCCGTTCCGAAAGCATGACAATGGCCGACTTGACGTTTATCTTGCGGTCCAGGGATTTAACCGAAAGATCATCCCCCACCAGTCCCCCGATAGCCGGCCCGAACATTTTGACGATCTTTGCAAGCATCTTCGTGGCCTGCTGCAATGGCAGGTTGTAAATCTCATAATCCTGGCCTTCGATGTTGACCTTTTTAATGCCTTGCATCCGTCCCTCCTGTTTTGCGTTTAAATTCGTTTTTAGGCCCCTATTTCCAGGGGGTGGTAGTTGGTAGGGGCAGGCCCAAAACGTTGCACTCCGTTAATCCTGGCGTATCCTGGGCCCTATTGGCTGGCCCCCCCGAAAAAAAGGTCAGCGGCGTCGGTGTCAAGTATCCATTCCCGGGTGCCGACTTCCTTACCAAACTCGCCGGCCGGGGTCTTGCGGACCCAGCAGTTTTGGGCTGCAAAAAGCGTGGTGCCCAATTGGTCGCGGATCAGCACAGGGACGGCCCCAAGCCCGGTCAGACGGTCGGCCAGGGACAGGGCGGACAGGTAGTCGTTGAACGATGAGGTTTGCATCAGCACCAGCTTGATGTTGGCAGATTCGTTGGCGTTTTGGACACGAGTTACTTCCCCGTCAGCCCCTGTCTTTTTAGTGAACCTGTCCTCGTCATACTCCACGGTGATAAACGTACCGTCGGCGAGACCGCTTGCGGCCTGGGCGCCGATAATCATTGAAACTTTTTTGGGATTGTAATTTTTCACGGTTCACGCCTCCGAAAGTTTTGGTGAAGCTTACAAGCTCACGGTCCCGACAACGGTAACCGCGTTCACGGCGCCGGCCAGGTGCCCGGTGAAAGTTATCCCGGACAAAATCCGGGTCTGCTTGTCAGTCGCGGAAATGCTGTCCGCGGCCGGTTGGTTAATGACAAAGCCGTTGGGCATGTCAGAACTGGCAGCCAAAATTCCCAGGCTGCCTGCCTGTTTCAGCGTCGAGCGCAACGGATTCACCAGAGTGTCAATCCCGGTGTCCGTGTAGGGCACTTTCAGGTTGGATGCGATGACAGCAAAAATCCTGGCCTGGGCATTGACCGCCAGCCAATCAATGCCGGTTATCACGTCTGCCCATTCCCCGGACGAAACCCAACCCAAGCGGGTGTAATTCCCACCAGCGATGGAAACGTAGCAGTTGCAATTCTTTCCCTCGATGTAGGCCCTCTGGGTATCAGTCAAAGTCGAAACCGTGATCCCGGTCAGGGATTTATACGCCCAATTGATCGTGCCGGGCGTATAGGGAAGCACCACGCCAAGCAGGGCTGCATCCGGCGCGTCTGCGTAATCAGCGGACCAAATCAAAACAGTCCGGGTGTAGCTCTTGGCCTTCAACATGCTGGCGATGTCGGTCGTAGCGGAAGTCGGAACGTCAGAATCCCCGGTCGCGGCAACAAAAATCTTCCGGTAGGATTCGATGAAAGCCGCGGCCGCCAGGATGTCGGTCTTAAGTCTGGACGTAATGCAGAGGGCATACCAGTCCATGGACAACCCCCCGGCCACGGCCAGAGCGTTCAAGGCGGAGTTCACACCGGCATCCGGCGTGTCAACGGCCACGGATAGGTTTGCAGAAACGGTGGCAGAGAACGGAAGCCCGGCGCTGCTGGAAGTCAGAACCAGGGTCTGATTCGGAGCAGATCCTCCAAGGGAGGCTACAACGGGTTCACTGCCGGCATTGACAAAAGCTTCAAGCGCGGAAGCGACGGTGGACTTGTCTGCCGGCGTTCCCCCGGGCGTGTAGGTGAAAGCGGTCCCGTTGATCGTTACGACGTAGTCGGCATCTTGCAAAGCTCCAACCGTGGCCTCGCTGATCTGGGCTGTGGGCGTCGGGTAAGAACCGATGGCGATGTCAACCGGGCGGAGTTGCTGCCCAAACAAGCGCTGGGCGGCTTTGTACTCGGCGTCTGACGTTTCAAAATCAGCGGCAACGTCGGCCATGGAGCTGTACAGTTTGAAAGTCGAAGGCGCGTTGGGCCCCAAAACCAGGGCACGTCCAAAACCTTGTTGAGTTACGGTTGCCGTTTCCCGCGTGATCTGAATATTGACAATCTGGTCGAGTTGCATTTTTAATGACCTCCTAAGTTGGTGTCAACCTCAACAGCCAAAATCTGCCCAGCGTCCGGACCGTTTCCGGTATCAACAAGCGTCGTCCGGGTATCTGCCAGGTGAAGCGTGATTTCAAAGTGCTGCCGGGATTCGTACTTTGTGTCCAAAAGCTCGGATATATCGGTGATCGGGGTAACTCCCCCAATCCCGATTCCTTTGTCTTGCAGGGCATCAATCACATTCGGGTCATCCACGGACGAAAGCAACCGGCTGGCTAAATCCTGGGCGCTGGCGGTGGAGTTGGAAAGCGCTCCCTCCTGGATGATCTGCGTATCAGGATCGGAAAAGGTTTCAACCGTCAGCGTCGCTTCCCTCGGGCCGGCCAAAGTCGTGCCGTCAAAATTATCGGTGAATCCTTTCTTTTCAGGCCCAACGAGTTTAAGCATCACGCTGGGTTTGGGAAGCTTGGTTCCCATGAATGGAAACCAGAAAATATTCCCTGCAACATCGGCCCCGAGGGTCGTGGAGCACCATTTAAACAGTGCGTCTTGTATGGCAGGGAAATTCAGGCTCATTAAACTCCTTCGTTAATTTCAACAAT